TTAAAAACGTCTTCAGGATCTTTAATATGGTTTCTATTAAGAATGTTAAGAGCTTGACGTTCTTGAGAAGCTACATCTTCGGAAATAAATTGGCGAAATGATATCATATGGTATTATTTATATCATTGCATTATTTCGAATACTTTAATTAAAGACTTAATTTCCCGTGATTAAATTTGATATCCATTTTTAGCCATGAATGTAGAAGAATTACAAGTTTTTATTCTTCTCCAGTCCGATCTTCTTTATATCTGGCATATAACATTCTGGTTTCTTTTTGACGAATGATATAAAAGAATGGATCTGTTTCTACAAATCTACGTATAAATAATTTTAGTTGCATAGTGCTTTGATTGGTTAATGTAAAGTAGTTGGGATTTGTCGATCCGCGAACTACACTTTCAATTCTATTTATAGTTTAGCATTATTTTTAGATCATTTCTTTCAATCTAAGAATCCAAAACTAGTAACTACAGTGTAATGTTCTGGTGTATCATTAATCATATCTCCTAATTGTGTGATCACATTTGCAACTGGTGTAATACCAGTAGTTTTTTCCGAATCATATAATTCAACATCAACATATTTAATTACTCCAACGGGAGGAGTTGGGGCCGTAAATTTAACTCGGATATCAAAATCAAGTGTGTAAATGATTACTCTTTGAGAACCTTCAATGCTACCTGTATAATCATCAGTAAAGCTAGTATTAGTTAAAACTATAGGAAGATCGCTTTTAGATCCAACATATTCCATATCCTTTATTGTTACTGTATATTCAGGATTAAAGTACGGGAGAATTTGTTCAAAGATTTGTAATGCATCATCCTGGTGATGTGATAAAATACTCAATTGAATTCCTATTTTATAAGGGACCGCTTGATATACTCTTGTATAATCACTGCCAGGATTAGAATTTACCGGAGTCGTTGTTGAATTAAGCCGATTTAATTTCGTACTAGGATCAAAAGCTATACTAGTAATTTCGAACGACATCCTTGGCATTCGAAGTGCAACATGTGTAATACTATTAACATCCGAAGTGGGGAGCCTTTCAAGAAATCTTTGTCTGGGACCGTATGCTAATGGCACTCTTGCAATTCCTTCTGATTTTCCTGCTACAATCTTGGCGATAGATATATCATTAAACAGACTACCAAACACGGCGATAATCTTTTTAATGTTGCCATTATAAAAGTAATCAGTTCCTAACATAATTATTCTCCAAAGGGATTAGTTTCCGAAAAGTCTAATATTTCATTTGCAGAATTTTCAAAGGATGAATTCTGGGCAAAAGCATCATTTTTAAATAAAGTTGTATCTGGATCCGCTAATTCATCCAACGTGACATTACCGAGACCGATTGGCCGAACTACAGTGGATGTTATTGCAGGACCCGCTAAAGTAGTTCCTGGCACTAACTCATATACTCCACCATCATCAAATGATAATGTCGATACGCTTACAAGTAAACCTTCATTTGTTTGTTCATAAGAAAGGAGTTTAGTAATTCCTGTAACTCCATTTGGAAGAGTAATGATCAACATATCATCAACGTCATTTACTGGACTTGTTGGAGTAATATATACTCGATGTACTTCAGATAATTTTCGTTGCACATCATCAACTTCATCAACTCCAGTAGAGATATCTTGATTAGAATATTCAAATAGTTCACACACAATTTTATAAGTTGGAATATAACCTAATTGATAGAAAGGCTTTTTATCTTCTACAAACTTAATCTCAAATAAAGAAAAAGCCATAGGAAAATAGATAAGATCACCTTCTCTCGGGCGATTAGAATTATCGGGTAGATATCGTCCAACAAGAGTTCTCCACCGTTTTCTTGCTACTAACAAAGTAACTTGATCGCGAATTTCAAGACCAAATTTTGAAATCAATTTACCATCACCTTCAAATCCATCAACAGATTCGATATACATTTCAATCTTAAACGAATTAATGAATTTGGATATAACATCTTCATTAAGAATCAAATCTTTAGCAATGATAGTCCTTGGAATATAATATAAATCTTGACCATATATGCTAATAGATTCGATTACAAGATCTTCATATAGATCTTGTTCAGATTGAACATTATTAGAAAAATATACAGATCGAGCCATCGAAGATATTTATATAAAGAAAAAAGAACTTGATTTAGCCCGTGTAAAAATCTGGCGGGAAACTGAAGCGATCTATAAAGTCAGCTTCGATTTTTTCAATTTCTTCAATTGCTGCAGCATAGATTTCCAACCCGTTCATTGTAACTCCACCTGGAAGAGCAACATTCGAAAACTTTCCCAAGTTGCTTCCCCATTGTTTACGAATCAATGCAGTTAAATATTTTTTTAACATTCGGTCATTATATACTTGTCTATAATCATCTGGATTAATTGCTTGATAACCTTCAATAATGATATATTGCCCAATTTTAACTGTTTTCTTCCAGTCATCGGCAATCATGACTCGATCCATGTGTCTTGTAAATACAATCTGTTGAGATGCCCCAGTTAAAGTCATTTCAATAAGCCCTAGATATTGTTTAGTCATTTCATAATTGACTAGAGATTCTGGATTCCGTAAACCATAAAGGTCATTGAGAAACATCTGATATTTAACTCCAAACATATCAGCAGCATCTCCAGAATTAATATTGAGTACTCGAAATACACACAAAAGGTCATGAGGAACAGTTAGATAGTTATTATCATAATCTTCCTGAGTAACCTTATGTTTTACAAATGTTCGCACAACAGCATCTGAATGATACTCTTGATAGAACTGTAAGGCTTCATCCATGCGATCTTCGAGTTGATCATCATCGACGTTAATTTGAATTACTGGTGCACCTAATGAGCGCAAGCAATAGTCGATAAGTTCTTGTCTAGAAGCCGGTTGAGCCATATATGAATTACTTAGTTGGAGTTACAACATTCACTTTTTGTTTATCAATAGAGTTCTGTACAATCGGAGCAATTAACTTCGCAGTTTCAAGAGCGGCAGCAATTGCAGCAGGATCTGATGATTTTGAAGTAACAGTAACAACATTACCATTAGGCATGGTTGTGGTTGTAACTACTGTTGAACAACTTGTAATGGTTGCAACAAATAAAGAGACGATTAGTAATAGTGTTTTTTTCATATAATTGTATTTATAGTATCATTTATTGTGAAATATCTGGAATAGGAATAAAATCCTCTATTGATTTATCAATTCGAGCATTCAGCCCACCCAGAAGATTGATTAACTCTATAATAGGGATAAGATCAATTAATTTCTTAGTATCAATACACGGCATCTGTAAATATAAATCTTCCATGGGCAAAAATACACCGCCTACAATTAATTCTCTATATCCCAAAGATATAAAAGGATTAATATCTTGTTCAACAAATGAGGAAAATAAATCTTCATTTGCTGAATCTATTATTTCTTTTGTGGTAATGAATCCTAACATAATTTATGCCATAGCTCCCAATGATAATGACCAAATTGATTCCCAAAGTATTCTGAGATTATCAGTAAACTGAGCCGCATTGGCTTGTGACATAGAATTACCGATATAACTTGCTCCTATTGTAGCATTTGAAAATGCCGAAGGTGTACCAGCAGCATTATATGCCATAACATAAACTGAAGATGTATTTGCTGCAACTATAGAAGGAGCATATGCAGCTTGATATAAAAGACTAGTTAATCCTGAACCAACATCTCCATTTTGATACAAATATGCAAAACCATTAGCATATGATTCTAATATCACCCCAATTTGGTTTGATTGAACAACTGATGGTAATTGTGATATTGAATTTCCATAAGTGTATTGAAGATTTGTAGAATTTGCTGCTGAAATTTTATATATATTATTTGAAACAGATGCAGCTCCTATAAATGCAGAACCCGAAATAGTTGATGGAGTATAAACTAAAACTCCCAATGAAAAATTTGCATCAGTTAAACCTAAGGTATTCATTGATGTTCCTGTATTAAAATACCCAGTTCCTGCACTAGATTGAACATATCCAAGAGATGGTATAACAGAGCCTGAAAATATACCACTAGAACATGTTATCATATCAATGGCATTTGCGGCCTGTTTATTCCACCCATGAAGGAATAATCGTTTATGTGTATACCATCTATTTGCAATCTTCTCAGCTTTTACAAATGTATTGATTGCATTTTGCTGAACTGTCGTTAATTGATTAACACCTAATGCTTTAGCAACAGTTATAGAATATGCTGCAGCATCTAGATCAACAAATGTTGATGGATACGCGACTGATAATTGAAGTCCTAACTGCACAATATTAAAATAAAGCAACTATGCCAGTTGAAGTAGTTCCAGATTGAAGAATACCAATGCCGCCATAAGGCCAACAACCAATAGGCAAAGTAAGCACTACGACATTATTATCAACTCCTCGGATAGCCACATTTCCAGGAACTGAAATATGTAACCCTTTGAAAGGCGTAAATGGCGCTGGAGTTTCAGCTTCCCAATTCATGTTATAATCCGGAATATATTCACCACTGATATAAGTCACAGCTTCATAACGAAGTGCCGAATTGATATTGCGAAGAACGCTTGTAATGTAAGTATTAGTTCTGTTCATATGAAATTATTTATACTGGAATTTCCTTAGTATGTTTATGAGGATGATGTGAGCTTGGTGTAGTATTTGGAGTTTCAAGGTTTTTAAGTTTCATGAATGACGCCATGAATAAGACCAATGACATAGTAAATGAATTAATTAAATAATCTCTAATATGCATATTATCTTTTTGTATATTGGTGTCAAGACATTCAATATATCTAGATCGAGTTGTAATGATATAATTTATAGTTTCTAAAATCTCACGATTGTATTATATAAAGCTGTTACTTTACAATCAATAGATTCAGGGTTATCCACATCATTGATTATTTTTGTAATTGCTTCATCTATAGATGAATCTTGGGTATACAAAATCCCCATTTGAAGTGACTCATAAGACTTCGACTCTTTTGCATATGCTACAAGATGTTCATGACATTTAGCTTTACCTAATTCTATCTGTTTAATCATTTCAGATTTATCAATAGAACCGGCAGAATATCGTGCTATGATATCTCCAATTGATATATCATACCAAACATAAGCAATACTCAACTCATGAGCTAAATCATATGTATGATGCAATTCTTTCGTAATTTCAGAATCACTTATCACTACATTTCTATAACCAGCATATGTAAAGACGCCTATAATAAAAGCCAAAAGAAAAATTAAAACTCGTTTATTCATAATATATTTTGTTAATGAAATTTTGTAAAAAACCGTTGAGGATACTTTTCAAATTTATTTGCTAATCTAACAAGACCTGAAATGATCTCTGGAGAAATAACACCAATAACACCATAGATAACTGCTCGGGAAAGAGATGACATATCAGTTTGTTCAAGTACGAACCATGCTATAGTGGAAGCCACAGATGCAGTAACTATTTTTTTGATTTGTTGCTTAAGAGTAAAAGTCGTGTCGGCTGATAATAATCTTGCTATCATGCCTCCACCGCCAATTAATGGAATAATCCATCCTGACTCTAGGAATTTTTGTATTAGGGTTGTAGGAGATTCCATTATTTATTTATGTGATATTATTATTTATAGTTGGACAAAGATTGCTTATGCAAAAACAACAAAATCAAATGAATCCGCATTAGCAGCTCCGGCCAAGTAATTAATAGTTGTAATAATAAAACTATTTACAGTTCTGGAGGTTATGCTAGGAGTAAGCACTCCTGAACTAATAGTTATATTAGCAATTACTGCATAATTTGTTGAAGGCATTGGTGATGTGAATGTTACAGTATATCTACCAGTTGAAAGCCATGTTATGGACGTTATATTTTTAAATGTACCTATAAGTGATGGAGTTGAAGTTGTTGGGGGAGTACTACAGTATCCAAAGGCTCTTGCACCATAAATTGGAGCAGTTCCAGTTTGAGCACCACTTAATTTAGGAGCAGTTACTGCAGCATCTGCTATTGCACTAGTAGTAATTGCCGAGGCCTGCACAGAATTAGCAGTAGTCGCAACATCAGCTGTTCCCGCAGTAAGAGCCTTTCCTGCAACATTGATTGGCCAATGACTTGTAGCAGAATCGGAACCAACTTTTATTGTTAGCAATGAAGAACTAGTACTATCGATTGTTACTAAATTAGGTCCGGTTTTCTTTATATTACCAGATGCCGTGCCTATAATATCCCCAACAAAATTAGTTGTCGCGGAAATTACCGGCGCAGTTAAATCCGCACCAGAAGTTAATGCTATAGTACCAATCCCAACTTGGCCTGTACTATTGATATATAAAGAATCTTGAGATGCGCTAACATTTCTAATTCCAAAATCTAAAGATCCCGTGGGAATCGAGTTGGTGTCTTGGCATAATCTCCAAGAACCTAAAAGGATTTCGGCCCGTTTGGAATTTATAGCTGTACTAGGAGCAATATAGATTGCAGGACTTGTTTGTAATGTACCAGTCTCTACTTGTAAAGGATATGTAAGAACATTTAAATCTGTCCCAATTCCAACTCGGCCATTTTGATCAACTAGAACTCTATTATAAGCTCCTCCCGATTGTAATATAACTGAACCAGCCCCAGTGTTTGTAATAACTAAATTTCCATTAATACCTGAAGTTCTCGCTATACTAGAATTCGCAATAGATGCTGTAGGAGAACTCTGAGTCTGAAAATTAATACTTGCTGCATTATTAGATGATCGTTTATCTCCTATATTAAAACTAATATCAGAAGATGTGTTGCTGATTGATAAATTTCCAGTCGTAGACCAAGAGGGAGAACCAACAGATAATTTTGAATATGTTACAGCATTGTTGATAATCTTTGATGTCGTAATTGCGTTATCTGCAATACTTGTATCAAATGTTACTTGAGCAGATCCATTGAATAATATAGGTCTTGAAGTAATATCACCAGTAATTAAAAATTGTCGAGCAGTACTTAATTGATTAGCATATGTTATAGGTAAAGAAGAAGTCTGAAATATATCAATCGAATGTGCTGGATTTGAAGGATCCGACAAGGTTAGTTTAGTGCCTCCAGTATTAAATGTAGCCGTTAAATTTGCAGCAGTACCTATAAACAGATTACTTTTGATTATAGTAGCTTCAGCAGATGACGGCTGAAAACTTCCTGCAGAACCTAAATTGATATATGATGTTGACATAATAGAAAGACCTAAATCTATTTATATTATTTGTATATATAATTTATGATTAACAAACGCATCTATATTACACCCGCATTCACTGAACTTCTTGCCGAAATGAATATTGGTTTGGTTGAATATATTACGGTATATAAAATTGAAGACGACAAAGTATTCTTTGCCGCAAACAAAGCCCGACTTCATTTAACAAAAGACGAACTTGCAGAAGTACAAGTATCTATTTCTGATTAAATTATGAACTGTAAAATAGATGTTCTATATCTATTTGTGTGTCTTTGTAAATTTTTCGACAAAACACATTACCTCTTGACCTCATCTGATTTATTGTATCAGATGTTAATTCTTGGTATGTATAGGGATATTCTCTACAATCTAATTTAGATATAATATCAATTGGAGTTGATCTAAACCATTCAACATCACAATTGTTTGTAAATTGTATAGGAAGCCCGTAAGTATTTGCCATGAGATGAAAATAAAATTCATCTGTATATGTATTTCGGGCTTTCACGAAATACCGTTCATTTTCTATATATGAATTTACAAAGAATTCTGCATCTGCTCTAGTTCCAGCAAACCATTGATGTACTTTACATGCATTGGATAATCGAAATCTTCCTTTATTAAAAAGTAAAGCATATCTGAATCTGGAATGAATTGGTGCGCCAGATCCATCAGGAAATTTAGTAAAAGATAATATATTATATCTTTCTTTTATTAGTTCACAACACTTTTCAATATTATATAAAGGACAATGAGAATCACTTATCAATATAAAGTGAGAATTATTAGGATCTTT